GACCAAGGAAGAATTAACTAAAACTAAATCTTCAATACCTGTATCTAATTGGAATGCTCAATATATGCAGCAACCGACTGCTGAAGAAGGTGCAATAATCAAGAGAGACTGGTGGAGAAACTGGGATAAGAAAGACCCACCACAAGTAAAATACAAAATTCAATCTTACGATACAGCTTTTTTAAAAAAAGAATCTGCTGACTACAGCGCTATAACTACATGGGGAGTCTTTGAAACAGAGGATAATGGAGATAATATTATATTATTATCGGCATTTAAAGACCGGTACGAGTTCCCCGAGCTCCGAAGAGTGGCACATGAAGAGTATCTATGGTGGAGGCCTGACATGACTTTGATCGAGGCCAAGGCATCAGGGATACCTTTGACGGCTGAATTAAGACGTATGGGAATACCAGTTGTTAACTTTACACCGAGCAAAGGAAATGATAAACATGCTAGGGTAAACTCAGTTTCGCCGCTTTTTGAATCTGGTAAAGTTTGGGCCCCTATGCACGAACATTTTGCTCAAGAAGTGGTTGAAGAATGTGCATCGTTTCCATTTGGAGATCACGACGACTACGTCGACTCCATGACACAAGCATTAATGAGAATACGACAAGGTGGATTGATTCGACACCCGGAGGATGCAAAAGATGAACCAATCCCAAAAAAACGTGTAGAATATTATGGCTAGTAAAGCATTAACAAATATAGCATTACAACTTTATAAAAGTTTAGGTGGCAATCTTGCCAATGTCCTTGGTACCCGATCCAATATTAATTTTTTAGGTAAAGGCAAATCTCCAGAACTAATGGTAGACATGGATATCAATGTTGATGCATTAGGTGTTTTACCACAATCAAAAGCAGTAGGAGAATTAGAATCAGCGATGGGTTATTTAACAGCTGGTAAATTAAACGACGTTCAAGCAAATAAATTAATATCTAACATGAAGAAGATGAAAGATTTTTACATGCCTCCTGCGGCTCCAGCAAACATTACGGATCTGGCAACAGGGACCAGGGGACTAAACAAAGAAGGCTTAGAGTCTTTAAGAGCTATGGCAGATGATTTACCACCACCAGGATCACGTGGAGGAATAGATGATATAGCAGGACCAACTGTATCTGCAGAAGAGACAATTAAAAACTTAGCAAAGTCAGAAGGTGTTGATCCACGTGAAACTATTTTACCAACAGGTGAAGGATTAGAATTATTAAGAGGTGTAAAGAACAAAGATTTAATTTTAAATGATGTTGTTAACAAAATTTATTTAAACGCTGGTGTATCAGAAAATGCTCAACCTGTAGTTAGAGCAAACGCTAGAGAATTTTTAAATAGAATAAAAAATTTAGAAGATCCAACTTTTCCTGAAGGACCTACACTAGCCTCAGCAATGACGAAAGCTGATTTTAAAGCTATGACTGAAGGTGGTGGCGGAGCACTAGGGGATCCATTTTTATTAGTACAAAAATATTTTGGACCACGTGTTGCAGCAGCTGTTGCAAAATTAGATACACCAGATGATATACAGCTTTTTGCAGAAAGATTAGTTAGTGTTAGAGATTCAGCTGGTAGAACTATTACAGATAGAAAGTTTGATCCAACAAAAGTTGACATAGATGATTTCGAGTTTGCAGATGGTGGACGTGTACCTTTCTTTGCTGGAAGACTTGTAGGTAAAGCATTAGGTATGGCTAAAAGAAAACAAGCGATAGAGCGAGGAGCAGGTGAAGGTTTTGCTGCTGCAGAACAATTTGGAATTACTGGACCTATGGTAACTAAACTATTTAAAGAAATCGCTATGGATAAAAGTTTAGTCGGTAAAGAAAAAACACAATATATGAAATTAGTAAATGAAGTATTAAAGAACCCTGAAAGGTTTCCAGAAGAAATATTAGAGATTCAAAAGAAACTAGGAATCGACATTGGCATGAAGAGCGGTGGCCTAGCTAAGATCCTGGAGGTTTAATGGCGTTAACACCAGCAGAAATACAAGCTAACTATAGAGCTAGACAAAGACTTTTAAATCCTCCCAAAACAACGCAAACTTTTACTTACAAAGGTAAGACTTATACCGTACCTACAAGACTCCCTAAAAAAACAATTGAACAACTAAAAGAATTTTTAAAAAGTTTAGACGAATGGAAAGCTGGTGGTAGTAATTTTCAAAGCTATATAGACCTTCCTTCTAGAAAAAAATCAATGGCTGCAGCTAAAGCTGCAGGATTAAAAACAAGTAAGTTTGATAATAGAGCTGGAGGTATCTGGAGAAGATTAATTCAATATGCAAAAGGAAAAGCACCAGTTAATCCTGGTAGAAGTGGAACAGGTGAGTTTTATAAATCTTTTTTTGATCAATTAGATCTTCCTAAATCGGAATTAAACACAATTAAAAATTTAGATTTTAAAAATATTCAAAAATTTAAACAAACTAAAATAACAGAAACAGCTGCAAAAAAGAATATTGGTAACCCTCTAGTTACTAATGTTCTCGATGTTGTAAAAAAGAATCCTAATCTAACAGAACAAGAATTGTTTAGTGGTGTTCGTAAACTATCAGAAAAAACATTAAGCAATGGAGAAATTGTTACAGCAGCTGTGCAAGCTCATCGTAATGGAACTCTACGATTACTTAAAGAAGCTAGAAAAGAAAAAATTGGAGAGTTTCAATTAAAGAATATAAAAAAATTTTCTTCTGAAGATTTACCTCCAGCATTAAAAACAATTTACAATTTATTTCCAAATAAAGTTGGTAGAGATTTTTCTACAACAATTAAAGATTTTTACAAAGATAAACCTACGCTTAAAAAAAGAGCTCTAGATAAATTAAAAGCTTATGGTAAAATTAGAGTTGAAGTACAGAATACACTTGGGATTGGAGGCAAAGGACCAGGTAAAGCAGCTTTTCAATTTGATCATCCTATTTCATTTGCAGCCTTAGAAAGAAGTGGAGACATTGCAGGAGCGATTAGAACTAATCCTATTGTTGGTGATGTTAACCAACTTAAAGGACAATTTTTAGATAGAAGATTAAATGTTTTACAAAATGCTATTATACGAGGGGAAGACGTAAAAGAAAATATAGCAAAGGTTGAAAAACTAAAAAATATAAATCAAACATTATTTGGAGATTTAGCTGGAGATTTTACAATTGATAACAAGGGTATAATTAAAGTTAAAGACTATGGCGCACCTGCGATACTAGATGAGCAATATAATATTGCTAGATCCTTACAAAAAAATATACCATTGGGTGGACAGATAAAAAGAACTCTTGCAAGTGGTGCACTTACTCCAGAACTAGAAGAAGTTTTAGGAAAAGGGTCTGCACAAAAATTTATTAAAAGTTCACAGAAGTTAATTGAGTTTGCAAAAAAAGATACAAATAAAATTTGTCAAATATTTGGTAGAGCAGGACTATCTTCAGGTGGTCGAGGTTGTGGAACACAAATGGAATTAGCTTTAGAAGAAGATCCAGTAGGAACAGCGACTAAAATTCAGAATATAAAAACAGAAGGTGTTAATAGAATTAAAAGTGCAGCAACAAGTTTTTTAAATTTTGCAAAAACACCAGGCTTTAAAACATTTGGTATTGGGGCAGGTGTTGGAACTGCAATAGGACTTGTTAAATTATTTAGAAATGATGATCCAACAACTTATTTATCAAACGAAGATCAACAGAAAAATATGTTAGTTGATATGGCAACACAACCTGTATCGGTTGACATAGATAAACCGGCAATATTAGATTATCAATTACCTGCACTAGGTGTAGCTGTAGCAGGGTCAACTGCACTTGCTGCACCATCAACAATTAAAGCAAGTAAGTCTAGAGCTTTAGGTGTTGAAAGAAAACCACCAGGTGTTGCAAAAACAGGTTTAAGAGTTTTAGGTAGAGGATTAGGAGTTGCAGCGTCACCTGCATTACTTGCACCTTTTGCAGCTGGTGATATTGCATCACAGGTTGCTGCTGGAGATTCACCAATGGATATTGCAACAGACCCATTAAATTATTTATATCCTGCACTTGCAGATCAAACTCCAAAACTAACTAGAGGATTAAGTCCGACTGTTAGAAAAGTAGCTAGATTAGGTTTATCAAGAGCTGCATTAACTGGGTTATCTAGATTAGGAATAGGTGGATTTGCAGCTTCACTTGGTATACAAGGTTTAGGTTTATTAGACGATTAATGGTTAAATTAATTCCAGGAGGGGGACCACCCCCAAAAAGCGGACCTAATCCACAAGGGTTGAATGTGCCTGGAAAAAAGATTATAGTAGTAACGAACTCGGAGAAAAAGAAAAATGTCAACAATAGACAAGGCTCTACCAAACGTAGTAGAGACAAGCGTAACAACGCCTAGTGAAGAAGAAGTAGCTTTAGCAGAAGAAAAAG